GGATGATTACGTGGCAGCAGAACATCATCGTGAACATCAAGCAAGACAACTAATTCGTTCAATTCAAGTTGTCAAACCAGAAGGCAACACTGAACCTGTCTTCATTCACATTCATTCTGAACAGGCTTATTTACCAACTAAGACTGTTGTGAATGATGTTGACTTCTTTGCAGAAGCAAAAAGGTCAGCAGAAAAAAGGTTACAAGAGGCATCCGCATCTTTAAACCAATTAAAATCAATAGCAAAAAGAGGACAAAAACAAAAAGTCCAAACTGCTATTAATTTTCTTTCTAAAGCTCAAGATCAACTCGTTGAATAAAACAATGGAACCGTTATTTAGCAATCTTCGCTCAATTACTCTCAGATTAAAGAAAGGATTAAATAGTCCTAATCCTGCTAATCCTGATAGACCAATGTGGACTCTTGAGGATCTTGACGAGATTGCTGAAGGTTCCAAATACAACATTGAGCAAGCCAATAAGCACCTTGATATTTTTCCGAGAGGTTATCAAGGTGTGAGGTTTAAAAACTTAGCGAGGGAGACTCCTCCTCCCGAAATCACTGAATCTGTAGAGGTCATCGACCCTAAAGATTTTCCAACCAACTAAACCAATGAATCCTTTTGCAAAGTGGATGCACGTTCAAGCTTTAAAACGTAAAGATCCTTGGTCTTCTTTTTGGCTTGATCCTTTACCAATTCATCGTAAAGAACCTGAACATAAATATGTTTGGGAACTTACGAATGAATCTCTTTTATATTCAACAACTCAGGTCTGTAATAACAAAACACCAGAGGCTTTAGCCAATATTGAACGCTATAGACATGGCCCTAATGGTTGGGAAGCTAGAGGTAAGAAAGTTCATTGGTGTTTAGAACAAAAAATGTTAGGTGATCCTGCACCTGACCCTGATCTTTATGGTGAATGGGTTGAACCATTATTGAATCATCCATTCTTTGAAAACTTTGAGCCGTGGTGTACCGAATATATGCTCTGTGATCTTAAAAAGTCTGTTGGCGGTCAATTAGATCTTTTGGGTTATGACCATGAATCCAATCGTTTGATATTGATTGATCTTAAATCTCAAAGCAAATCAGGTCGTACTTATTCCACTAATGCTCAATTAGGAAGTTACGTAGAGGCACTAAAAACACATCATGGATTAGAAGTTGATGTGTGTAAGACGATCTGGGCTAAACCTAATAAGACAACAATTGGCGATGATCAACCTGTTAATGAATGCCTAGATGCATGGCATAAAGCATGGCAGACTTTTGAAGAGAAACAAGAAATCCCTTTTGAATGAATGACATTTTTATTCCTGTAATAGGAATCCCTGCTCCGCAAGGAAGTAAAAGACACGTGGGACATGGGATCATGATTGAGAATAGTAAACGTGTAAAACCTTGGAGAAATGATGTCAAAGATGCAGCGTTAGAACATTACCAAGGTGAAATTATTGATCAAGCTGTAGAGATAGAAATTATATTTATGTTCGCTAGACCTAAAAGCCATTACGGAACAGGAAAGAATGCAAAAAAGTTAAAACCTTCTGCTCCTGTATTTGTAACAAGTAAAGGAAAAGGTGATATTGAAAAGCTTGAAAGAGCTACTTATGACGCATTATCTGAAAGTAGTGGAGGTACTGTTATTAAAGATGATTCTTTAGTGGTTAAGAATAGAAATATGAAACGATATTGCGTAGAAGGAGAACATCAAGGAGCAAAGATTACGATACGAGCATTAACTTGCTAATTCTAAAACATTAGTATAGAATAAAAGAGTTAACAGCATTACACATGCCAAACCAAGCAAAACCCAAAGCAGGATCTATTCCTGACTTGTCTGGTCTTATTTCAAAAGAGGATCTTCATAAGAAGGGATCTTTTGCTACATATATGAACTGGGCAAGAACAACCCAGTACTTAAGAGAACATGCTCCAGGTTGGGAGTTTCATCTTCAATGCAGATCAGACATACAAGAACATGTATGGTCTGCTCCCGACGGAACTGGTTATTTGATGTGTTTCTTCCAGAACGGAGAGGAGAAAACACCTTTGTTTCCTTTCCCGATCATGGACAACAGGAACAATCCTTTACCTTTAGAAAAAATTAGTGCAAGAGATGTCAGCGACTCGCATCGAAGAGGCTTATGTGCCTGTGCTGCCTTTGTTTTTGGATTGGCCTATGAATTATGGGCAAGGATTGAAATAGAAGAAGCAGCCAAAGCAGATGCAGCTCCTATCAAGAAAGAGATTACTCGCTCTCCTCAAAGAGGTGCTAATGCTAGACAAGCAAAACCTTCTCCTGCTGCACATGAAATGGTAACTGGAAAAGTTGCTCAAGCATCAATTCCTCAGTCTCAGAAAGATGCTCTTACGAAAGAACTACAGACATTACCTCCTCATGGAAGGAATAGAGTTATTAGTTCCTTTAGACAGGAATACAAGATATCTTCCGAAAAAATATCGGAATTTATTACGACTCCAGAGCATTTATCTTTCATAAAGTCCAAAATAGCGGAAGTAGAATCTGACTCTCCGTAATGACACCTGAAGCTGTTGATCACGCTGCAAAAGCAGTTCTTACACAACTTTCAAATAGACGTAAATGTAATGTCGAGTCTCTAAAAAACGACATTAAACCCAGTAAACTAATTAACCACTTTTATTCAAATGGCTGACTTTAAAAACGATTTTGTTCCTGCATTTCCTTATCCAATTAAATGGTCTACAGGCGATAACACCTTTGACGATGCAGAGAAAAATCCTAAGACAATAGGTCTTGCAATTCCTGTTGATTCAATTCCTGGTTTAATCAATCTTTTAATGGCACTAGAAGCTGATACTTCTAAGCACAAGCAAGGAAAAGTTTGGAGTAAAGAGAACGGAGAAGAAAAGAAATCTGTTGTCTATCTCAACGGTAAGGGTAAGGAATCAAATGATGGATATGGTTGCTTTGGCAATATCAATCCTAGAAAAATCGAAGTAGAACCTAACTTCTAAACCAATACAGGGTCATCTTTATGACCCCTCTTTTTTTAAACCAATGAAAACCTCTAAAAATTATTCACCTAAAGTTTCTATTGAAGTTGAAAAACTAGAAGCTTTACTTAAAACCTGTACTAGCGCAATTAACCATAGCGTTCAAACAGAAGTCTTTATTAATCACAATCCTCATGTTCATGCGAGAGAACTTCGCAAAGCATTAAAAACAATCGAAACTGAATTAAACGAACAAAAAAAACAATGGATTTGTTTTACAGCAAGGGCTGGTGAACTTACAGAAGAACTTGATGAGATCAATCAGGAAGATCAAAAAAGATATATGCCTGATCAAGAAATCAATTTCCTACATGACATCATTGATGAGTATGTTTCAGAAGCAGAGAAATGCTTTAACTATGAACCCAGTGATGAAGAACTATCTGATTCTTATGGCTTTACAGCAAAAGAAAGAGCAGATCAAGCATGGCAACAAAAAATGGAGGCAAAAGGATGAGCGACCAAATAACGGAGAGACAAGCAGTTGATGCTTTAAATCAACTCTTATCAGTTCTTGTTGGTAAACGATTTGCTATGCAAACCGATGAGCTTAAAAGACTTCCAAGTGAACGTATTAAGCAATGTCATAAATTAGTCCTTACTGAATATGCAGAAGCAGTAGGTGACATTAAAAGAGTTGCTCAAGTTAAACGTAAAATGGACAGTCTTGAATCATTAGGTGTCTTATCTGAATTGGTTGATGTCGTAGATTGGAGTTGAATTTTTCTTCTCTACTAATATGATAGTATTTAACAAAACAATAAAGGATGGAATCTTCTTGCAGCCCACGCAAAGATGGGAAATATATCCTTCAAGTTCTTCTTCCTCCAAATAGAGGTAGATTGTATGTTAATTACGTCAAAGGAGAGACTAACCAACAGCCAAGTCAACATTTAAAAGAACTTGTATTTAAATTCCTTAAAGAAGAATTTCCTGACCAATATTACGGTGAACTTGAAAGACAAGACGAAGACAATTGGCAGAAAATAGTACAAAGAAGAGTTGATGCTCGTAAAAAAGCCAAAGAAAAAAGACAACAAACTAAAAAAACAAAATGACTTATTTCACTGCTGTTAGTGCTGAAAACGCCAAACCTGCTTTAAGACTTCATCTCTTTTGGGTTTGTAACCCTAGAGAAAAAGGTAAAAACATGCGTTATTCAGGTCACTCAAAAGAAGAAGCTCTTAAACAAGCTAAGGCTAATAATCCTGGGGCCAGTATCCTTTGGAAAAAAGAATTGTGACATGAATCTTCTTGACTGGCTTGGATCAGGTTTTGTTTATAAAAGCCCAAAACCGTATGACGGATTCAAACGATTTCTTTTAGATCTTCCAAGTAGAAAGTTAAGATCATTAGCCGATACAAAAGCTCATTGCAGCAAAAAAAAATTAGTACAACTCTATTTACAAAAGAATGCCCTCACCAAAATACAAGATCAATGATCAAGTCAAGAAGAAACGAAATACAGGAGTCTTATTGAAAATCGAGTCAAACGTAGGAACAGTTATCAAGGTCATAGAAAAACATAATAAAAGAGATCGTATTTGTTATTACTACGGCGTTAAATGGCCTGATGGGAGACGATCAGAACACGCACAACACATTCTCGTTCCAGCTCCATGAACTATGATTTAAAACTTCAACCATTTGTTGAATATCAAAAGCTTTTAGAAGCAAAAATCAAAAAATTAAATCAACAAGTAGTTTTACAAAGAAAACGTAGAATTACTGTTGATAAAGAAGGAAACGTATATGAATCAAACATATTGTCCTTGCCCTAAGTGCGGTCAACTTAGGACTAGAGTTGTATGCACTAAAAGAGATGATGATGGGATTGTTATTAGGAGAAGAAGATGTCCTATTTGTGAACACCGTTGGTATTCACTTCAATACCCAGAAGTTGTAATAAAAAGCAGTGAAGTTAAATGGGGTAAGTCTGGATCTAATGCAACATTTGTTCCTTCATAAACCAAATATTTTTCTTAAAAAGTTTTTAAACGTAGGTTGTCTTACAGGGTTTTGTAAACAAGCAATTTTAGCTTTACATCTTGCTATTTCCTTTAAACAATTAGCAATGAATTGTGACTGGTGAAAGTGCTGTCTTTCTATAGCTTCACAATGTCTTATTAGTTGTTCTTTAGATGCTCCTTCTGTAAACCATCTGATCTTCTTTTCTAACTCTAGTTCTTGTTCAACTGTAGGAGGTTCCATTAGATGATCTAACAGAATAAATTGTTCATCCAAGTTCTCCATCTAATTCTTTAGCTTTAGCTGCTAATCCAGTGTAGATACCATGCATAGGATTGTCAGGTAGGTGACGACCATCAAGAACGTACCAACGCTCCATATCTAAGACTCTTTGGCGGTCTTCTTCTAACCATTTTGGATCGTAATCACTCATTGCAATGTAGTAGTTGAATTAGGGTATAACCTTGACTGTAAGAAGTTTACAGCTTGATCATCAAGTGTATTTGTAGTCTGTTTTGAGGCTGCTTTCAATAGGTCAAGTAACAGTTTTTTACCTGCATCACTACGCAGAAAAGCATAAAGAAGAGGCAAAAAAGGTTTAGCTAGTTTTCGCATAATTAGACTCACTCTTCACAATCTTATATATAACCGCTACATTTGGCTTGAACCTAAGAGTCCCCATCACCCAGGGTTCCTTCAAGACCTCCCTAGACTCGCAAAGCAGAGGGAGGTTTTGTTGTTTAAGCCGATACTTAACCTAACAGGATTATGGAGCAAAAAACCATTATATGTTTTTGTTCACATTGCTTAGAAAAAAGAAGACAAATTGAGAGAGCTTACCTATTGAACACCAAAATAAATCTGGCTAAGGTTAAGTAGTAATTTATTAGGAGGATGCAAGCTTAAGTATCAAACATCAGCATTTTTAGGTATAGGCAGAACCCCCTTAAGTTGTAGAGGACTTTAGGGGGTTTTGTTTTTCCCAGTGCTTTATTAATATTTCTAACTCTTTAATTCTGGCCTTAGCCATTGCTATCTTTTCCTCCATCCGTTTGGATCTCTCTTAGTTACTTCTAATCTAGCAATATCCTTTTCTATAGCATTTAAGCGATGAAATATTTCACGAATATCACCTTGTCTTCTACTGGAACGGTTCGCTAAAACCATTAACGCTCCAGAAATAGCTGCCCCGATAAGTGCTGCAAGTAGTTCTTGAGGCATCTTTAACCTTTTTTGTGTAGTCTTAGCTTATCTTTGCCTTTGCCTTTATGGAAGAACAGGAAAATCAACAAAAAGAAGAAGAAGGACAATCAAAGATTGGGACGTTAGTTCAATTAATTGTTTTAGCTTGGTCTCTTGGAGTGATTTCGATGAGTTACTTTGGTAATACAGTTAAACAAATCGATACGACCTTTGCAGCAGGTCTCTTAAGCGGAGTTTTGTCTAGCTTCAATATTACTGTTAAAAAACCAGGCAATAATAAGAAAACAGAAAAAACAGATCCTATTACAGGTAAATTAAAATGATGGGAGAAGATCTTTCCATTGATGCGAGGCAGGAAACTCGTATTGTATGCACAGAGATGAAGCTCAAACGAGCAGAGGAAAAAATAGGTGATTTAGAAGATCGAGTAAGACAATTAGAGAAAAGGGTATTCCAAGCAGCAGCAGTTGTTAGTGCAGGCTTGGCAGTATTAGGATTATTAGCACAAATTAGTAAAGCTTACTTATGAAGAAACTTTTCTTGCTGTTATTCCTAGCAGCCCCTTCTGCAAATGCAGATCTGACACACACCATCACCAGTTCAGCGCAGCTCACTGTCAATTCTGGGATTACTCAAGCTGAAAGAATTGGTAGCTCGTTCTCAATTTCAGGAACGGGAGTAGATACAACTGATGGGACTACCGCTAATACGGTTTCTGCTGGAACCATTACTAGTGGCGTGTACTCTCCAGGGACAATCTCAGCCACACAAGATACCCCAGGCAATAGCTTCTCGTTCTCTCAAAGCTATACACAAGCTGATGCTGTTCCTACATCTGCTGTTACAACAGGAGAATCAGCTAATTTCTCTGACATAACTTCACACGCTGCTGGAACTGCTGGTGATTTAGCTGGAACGATTACAACAGCAGGAGCTATAGAACTCACGGCTGGTGGAGCTGGAACAATCGCTACTGGCTCAGTTGTCACTTCTGTCTCTACTAAATAAGTAGATGAAACGCTATTTGCCATTATTACTAATATTAAATAGCTCTCAAACCTTAGCTGTGCCAGTGGTTCCTAACTTTTCTAGTGGGTCAATGTCAGCTATTACACGCACCACTCAAAATGTTACTGAAACTATTGTCTCTAATGATTTCAACACTGGGCACACTTATACGATCAATGGAACGAATCTTGCTATTGATGGTGAGACTCTTTCACCACCTCCGTCTGAAACGGTCCAAACAATTAATGGAGTAAGTTATACATGGACTGGAGCAGACTTAGACCAAAAACCAAACGTCACGATTGCCAATCCAGGTCAAGCGTTCCAATACGCAGAAAGTTACATTGGCCCTGGTCTTCAGAATGTGACAACAATCAATCGCACAACAGTCTTAGAAAGTACAACAGAAACTACTTCAGTCTTTTCGCAATAATATTATTTAGTGGTCCAAGTGCGTTAGCTAATACTTCACAAACTGCGGCTCCAGTTGCTAATACATCAGCTTCGCTAACTAATATGGCGATCCAGACATTACAGGGAAATTTAATACAAAACCAATATGGAGGTGGAGTTGTTTGTCAGGGGCCAATGCTTACATTTTCACCATTTATAACTGACTCACATTCATTTCAAGAACCTAAAGAATACTGGTACGACTCTCCAGTCTACAGCGATGAAGGAGACATTTTATATCATCAAAGAATACGCACAGGACAAAAAGATAATTTCTCATTTAACCTTGGTGCTTCTTTGACATTTTCTATGCCACTTGATAAAAGATTTCAACAAAGATGTTTGAAAAACGCAAAACTACAAGGAGATCATCAACAACAACTAATTGATAACAAAAAGCTAGATTGGCACATCGCAAGATTGAGAGAATGTGGTCGCCTACGTCTAGAAGGAATTGAGTTTGCTAAAGATTCTCCTTACTTTAATCTCTGTGAAGATGTTGTTGTTAAGCCTAAAATGGGTCAAGTTTTACCACATAGACACGTTATTTCTTCTCCTTTAAAGGTGGCAAACCCCTCTTCTCCCGATAAGAAGTAGTTCTTCTTTCTGATAAGTTTGGTCGCTTTACTTTCTTACCTAATATCTTTTTAACTCTATTAACTATCTGTTTAATAATCGGTTTGACTGCCTTCAAAAGCATTGGTGTACTCAATGCAGCAGTTGTAGCCACAAGAGTAATTCCTCCCGTTTTCACCACCTGCGGAACCGTAGGTATCGCATCAATTATCTGTTGTTGAACATTTAATTTTTTATATCTAGTTACACAACGGTTTCCGACCAATTCATACTTAATAATCTGTTTAGTTCCTTCTTCTACTTTTGTTCCAATCTCAGGCGCACCATCAGGAGGGCAAGCTTCTGGTACTGCTTTTGGTACTTCTGGTGCTGGAGGGATTTCTGGCTCTTCGTATCGTTGAGGTTCTTTATCTTTTATAGGCACAAGCTTTTGAGGCTCATAATTCATAGGCTCATAACTTGGTGTCTGTGCAGGACACAAAATCATATTCCCGTCTGGATCGTTATTAATTAAGGCATCATTTTCAATACTTCTTCTTGCCTTAACACAAGGCATTTCAATTACTGGGAATCCTATCGGTACATTGATTGGTACGTTTGGAGGATTAACAACAGGTGCTTGCAATAAATATGTTTTAGCAGGTTTAACCCCTACAGCAGGGATTTCAATTTCAGGAATCAAAACTTAGGTAGACCGATAGCTTTCTTTTCTTCGTTCTTTTGTTGTGCAGGACTTAACGCTCCAGTAGGTAGAGCAGGACCAGATAACCCAGGCATTTTCATTGCTCCCGTTACCTTTTCCATTGCTTTATCTTGAAGCATCTTCTGATTATCTTCATTCGTTATCCATAAATAACCAAACACCCCACCACCAGTGATTGCTGCTACAAGCACAAAAGAGATTACACTAATAACATTCAGAATTTTTTGCATGATAAAAGAGGCTATCTTAAAAGCTTTTGCTCATACTAGCTTAATCGTATTTGCTGGCTTAATAACCTTACTGCCCTTATATATGAGTTTAAAACTAGAGGTCAACCGTTCTTATATCACTAATCAAAAATAAGACTTATTCAACTACCGTAGATGTTTCTTCTTCTGTTGAATTTAATTCTTCTAGTAATTGCAATTTACCTTCAATCCTTAAAAGCTCAGCATTGTCTTGAGTAATTTCCTGTTGTGCTTTTTGTATCTTTGCAAGGATCTCTTGCCCTTTTGCTTGCAATTCTTCTTTTGTGGTTGCCATAAAGCTGTTATATATGCCTATTAAACATAACCCTTACAACGGTTTTTACCAAGGTACGGTTGTTACTGTGACTAAATATTGTTCATCTATTTCTGCTTTTAATTCTGCTTCTATCTCTGCAACTCTCTCAGATCCTAGAGAATCCTTACACCATTGAACACAAGTTTCCTTAGTTACATCAGCAAAAGGAATTAAGGTCTCTGGACGTTTTAAAACTTCTAGGATCTGACCTGTTGCCGATTTCTCTCCATCGGTTGCCGTCACAGTTAAATGAACAGTATGTATATACCCATCATTATTATATTTTTCTCTAGCAGAAGAGTCCCAAGTGTAAGTAACAGCCATTAGGAAGAATAAGGCGAAGGGCCAAGAATAGAGGTGTTCCATTGAGATTTTAAAGCCGCTTCATCACTTGCCGCATCAATGGCACTATCAGCAGGCGCATCTCTCAATGCTTGCTTTTTACTAACAATGGTTGATGTATTAGCTGAAGTTTCTTGTGCTTTTTGAAATTCAATATCAAGCTCGGCAAGTTTTTGTTCTCTTGCTCTTCTGATCTTTGTTTTGTGTATCTCTCTGGCTTTCGCCATGTCAATGCCAAATCCCATAATTCTTAAGGTGTATAAGTCCAAGCATCTCTAAAGCTCCTGTCTGTGGGAACTGTAGATTTATCTACAATATAAGATGTTTTCCCCTCTGGTACATCTTTAGCTTGTATTTGTTCAACAGTTAACCCACAATCATCGGAAGGACAAACAATAGCAATCGTTCCATCGTCTTGTGTATAAATGATGCGTTTGTCGGAATTAGTCATAATTTTTTATTTTAAAAATATAATAGCTTAAGCAAAGATGGCTACATAAACATAGTCCATATCTTCTAAATCTCCACCTCCAGACCAAGTATGCGCCGCTCTAATTTCAATTTCGCTATTGCTTTGAGCGCCATATCTATATAAAGAGAAATTATTATCACTAGCTGTGCCCCTCATCCCCCAAGCAACAGGAACATTATTAACACTAGGTAAATTATTAGTAAAGCTTAGAGTCCATTTTCCCACTCCGTTGTCTGTAATTGAAGAAACATTGTAATTCCTTCTAATTGATACTGTTCCACTTCCATCAAAATTAGCCCATGCCCTCGCACCCACTGGCTCCCAGTCGGGATAACCTGCAGATGTTTTGATCATAACTTCACCAGTTGAACCGTATGCTTGGCCGTTGCTTCCAACGCCCCAAGTCCCGTTATGGTTTATTGTTAATCTTCTTGTCGGACTGACTGTTGAGTTCTGTGTCGTAAACAGTTCAAACCTTGCGCCTCTTGACGTAGCCGAATGAGCTTGAGTTGCGTCTGCATGTATTTTGACCGATGGAGAGACATTATAAGTCCCGCCAGGATCATCATCAGTAAAAGCTATTTCGCCTAAATTATCATTGGTGTTAACTGAGCTATCATTTCTTACTAATAAAAGTGACCCACCGCTGCCGTCTACAACCTGCAATCTTGAATCACTGTCATTATTCCAAAAGTCATTACCTGAACTATCACCAATAATCAATTTGCCGTCAGGTCTTAACACCATTTTTGTTCCATTTGTCCCCCCATTGCTTGCTGTCTGGAAATTTAACTCAGTACCCCGTGAACCATCGCTCCAATCTTCTGTTGCAGTGGCATAAATTTGCGCCCCTGTTTGAGCATTAGAAGCATTTCCATCAGACCCCCTAAAAGATACAACCCCAAGAACGTCACCTGAATGAAGACCGTTTGCGGCATCATTAAATGTTAATGTTCCTGAAGAACGCGCTTTTGTTAAAAATAGCGTTCCCCCTTGTCCTGCTGAATCGCTCCAAAGTCCCGCCGCAATTGATGCCTCTGCAGACGAGTTACCCCCTGTTTGTATGTATGCTTCTGTTCCATAATTTATAAAGCTTGATGAATCACCTGCCAAGAATCCTGTCGTACTTCTAGTTCTTCCTTCTACGTGTAATTTTTGGGTGGGACCATTTCCCGTCCCTATACCAAAATTACCAGTCTCACCATTAATAACAGCTCTTAAAGCCCCACCTACTTGGAACTTCATCCGTCCATGTGGGGTCCCATCATCTTCATCAACAAACAATTTACCCAGTACACCGCCTGTAGGTACAGCACCCGTATCCAAACTTGCAAATTCAAGACCGCCTACAACCTGCCCATCTGCTGCAGATGTATCAGTATCAGTAAAACGAATCATATTTCCTGTGCCGCCAGAATTATGAGTCCTTATGTCGATGCAATATTCATTGTGATTACCGTCGTTAGCTTTAGGGGTTATTCTCCAGTGACCCCAGTTATCAGCCTGCATAATATTTCTTGTTGAGGTGTTGCCTATTGGAGTATTTGCAAGACTAAATCGAGTAGGAACTGAACCTGTAGCAATCGGAATAGTTACACCTGAAAAATCTGTAGGATTTGCTACCGAGCCATCAACGTCAACAAGTATTTGAAAAGTTGCAGAAGATGTGTCCGTTCCATCAGATCCATAATACATAATTCGACCTAGATCATCACCGTTTAATAAAGCTGTCTGTACTCCGATTGCTCCCCTAGACTTACCAAATCTAAGTTGAGGGGCTGTTGTGTCAGAACTCCAACGGCTTAAATTGATTGCTGCACTATTACTCGTTCCAAAAACTTGTAGTTTTGCCTGATCAGAACCTATTACATATTTATCAGTATGACCCATTAATAAATATCTATTTTCATTAAATATTGCCGACGGAGTTGTTGTCGAATTAGAATGAAGATGGAGATTATTCCCAACTCCTTTCAACTGAACATTATTACTACCTACACCATTGCTATTAAGGATGATTGCAGAACTTGATGTGTTACTCCAAAATTTTGCAACAATAGAAGCTTGTTTTGCGTCAACATCCAAAGCACAGCTAGGGCTCGTGCCTATATCTTCTCCTATTCCCAACCGTCCATCTTCATCAAAACATCCAACAGTCCTTAAGGTATCTGAACCGTCAGCAGTTGTTTGAAACTCTATTCTTGTTGGGTTATCGCCTGCTGAATGAGTGCCATCAGCGTCAAACATAATGGCGACCATTCCCCTATAGCTATTGCTAGTCGTATCGTTTCCGTAGCACATAATTTTTCCTAACCGATCACCAGCCACTAGGCTTGTATCATTCCGAATTAGGGAAAGAGTCGGGCCACTTGAATGATGAATTTGGAAGTTAGCAGTACTATCACCAGTGACTAATGCGGAGGTTCCTCTATGCAAAATATTGCCAGTAATACCCCAACGAACAGCAGAATCAGAGCAAAGCCCTAAGACATTAGATGAAGGCTCATTAATTCCATTGGGAGGTACAGTTGTCGCAGTCGTGTTGAAATATCCCGCTTCAGATTTACCTGATACATCAATACTTGCGCCAGTTATTGCGCCCGTTACGGTTAAATTATCGCTAATCGTTACAGCTTCAGGGAAATCAAGCGTTAAATTCTCCCATCCATTATTTGCCGCGTTTCTACGTTGAAATTTTGTATTTGTCGCGTTATAACGGATAGCCTTTGCAGGCCAATTAGACATTGTAAAACCTGCATCAGTAGCAAATAACGCCGCCGTTTCTACGTCCCTTGCCTTTAATCCATCAAGGAAACTTGTATATGTAGAAGTAAGAGCTGGAGTATTCCAATCAGACATGTCTTAAAACTTTTTTCTTATCTTACCTTTAATCCCTCTTAAGAGCATTAAGTACCTCTTGCTTGCCAGGTGAATGGCCCTTTAACTGGTTGACCGTCAGAGGGATCATACATAAAAACTGTGAAATCATCTAATTGACCTTCTGATGGGTCGGGTTGATCGTCAAAGCTTGTTAAACAAATTGGAGCTGTTACGGCGTTGCCATTATCTAAACGCTTAAAGGTTCCGTGAGCATTAGCGTTAGCTGAAACTCCATTTATATCAACAAATGTTCTTGTGAAGTTAACAGGCGCACCACTTGGGTTTAATGTCACATTTCCTGTATTACTTGCACTAGAAGCCGCTACGACTTGAAAAGAATTAGCATCAGGAACTGTTGCAACTTCAAATGTCCCATCAGTTGCCGATCCACTTGTGAAATCTAAAGTCACATAATTTCCTACACTTAATCCATGCGCTGTTTGAGTGATAGTAATATCAACGCCTGTTTGTGAATATGTTCCAGTGCCTAATGCTATATATCCCGTACCTGCATCGTTCTTAATCTTCATTGCTAACTTCAATAAAATATTTGAAACTTCTAAAATGTCATTACCACCTGATGAAGCAAAATCGTAAGTGAAACGTACATATCTAAAATTGGTTCCATAAACGCTTGATTTTCCTGCGTGAGCTGTCCAAGAATCTGAAGTCGTTTTTCTAAATTCTATTTTTGGGGTTTTTGTTGTTGATCCTGTTTCTGTCCCATAAGAGGGTGTTAATTGGATTTTAGTACCAGATAAAACCGTTCCATAATCGAATGTCTCTTGGTATTGTCCTGTAGTTTGACTAGGCATTAACCAGCGATCTTTCCCGTCATCAACTTGAGCTTGTGGTGTGGCATAACTGTTATTAACAAAATGCTCTTGAATCGTTTCGGTTGTATTTACACAAACATATAAATGATCATCTGATGGACTTAAATAAGCATTTGTTTTTGTGCCTGAAAAGTCTGTATTATGTCTTCTTTTTAATTGATAATCTGGAGGCTCATCGACTGTAGCTGTAATACTTCCTTCGACTCCACGAACACCACTTGAATCAAACGCCGCAACATAATATTTGTAATCATCGTTTTCATCTTCAAAAACGACAGAAAACAAGCCTTGAACTTTTCCTATTACTGTTGAAGAGTCAAAAGATTGATTAGTTGTTGTTTTTCTAATTTCATAACGCCTTAAAGGTAAATCTGTTTCTGAATCTGTCCATTTTAAAAGAACATTATTATCAATAACTTCTGCCGAAACTGTCGGAGTTGATGGACGGTTAATTGTTATATCAACGTATGTAGTAGCACCCCAATTATTTTTCTGATCTCTTGCTCTTAACCAATAACGCCAATTTGTCGCAGTAGTAGTATTC